GGCGTTCCAGGGCGGCGGCGATCGCCAGCAACACCGCGTCGCTGTGCCCGCCGTCGCCCAGTTGTTGATGCCGGATCACCCGGAAGTGACCACTGGTGAGCGTGCCGGTCTTGTCGAAGAGCACGCCACGCAGGCCGGTGACGGCCAATAACTGCGAGGGCGAAGCCACCAGAACACCGTGGCGCAACGCCGCGCCCAGCCCGCCAGAAACGCTGAGCGGCACCGCCAGGGCCAGGGCGCAGGGGCAGGTGACCACCAGCACCGCCAGCGCGTGCTCGAACGCCCGCGCCGTTCCGGTGGCCGCGTGCAGGCCGAAGGTGATCGCCGCCAGGACCAGCACCGCCACCGTGAACAGCGGCGCCACCCGGCGCCAGTCGCGCACCATCGGGGGCGGCTCGGACCGGGCGCGGGCCACCTGGTCGGCGATCCGGGCCACCAGGCTGTCGCCCACCGGCCCGGCGGCACGCACCAGCAGTGTGCCCTCCAACAGACGCCCGCCCGCCTGGACGGCGTCGCCGGGGCCGCGGCGACAGGGCAGCGGTTCGCCGGTGAGCGCGGCCTGCTCCACCTGCCCCTGGCCGTCGACCACCACCGCGTCCACCGGCAGCACTTCCCCCTGGCCGAGCCGCAGTAGATCGCCGGCCACCACCCGCCGGCTCGTCACCCACTGCTCGTCGCCGTCCGCACTACGACGCACCAGCAGGGGCAGGGCGTCCTTGAGCTGCTGCCAGGCGGCGCCGACCCGGTGGCGCTGGCGTTGCTCCAACCAGCGGCTCAGCAACAGGAAGAACACGAACATGGTGGCGGAATCGAAATACACGTGCTCGCCGCCCAGCGCCATGTTCATCAACGAACCGCCCCAGGCCAGCAACAACGCCAGCGCCACCGGCAGGTCCATGCCCGGGCTGCCGGCGCGCAGACCGCGCCAGGCGCCCTGGAAGAACGGCCAGCCGGCGTAGAACACCACCGGCGTGGCGATCAGCAGGCCCACCCACCGGAACAGCCACAGATAGACCTGGTCGTCGCCGTCGAACGCGCCGATGTAGAGGGCGGCGGAGTACATCATCGCCTGCATGGCGCCGATGCCCGCCAGCGCCAGGCGGCCGAGCAGCCGGCGCTGTTCTCGGCGGCGCAGCGCCCGGTGTAACGCGCCGCAAAAATTGCGACAGAATGACGCATGGTTTGAGACGGCGGATCAGGCAGAAACTGGCTCAGCCGGCCAGTTAATCGTCTCCGGGAAGCCGGGCTGCTCAGGCAGATCGGCAAGGGCTTGCCGGTAGACTGCCCATTCGGACGCCAGCTGGGGGCCTAAACGCTCCTGAGCGTCGCCGAGTTGGGTCCAGTCAGAGGCTCTCAGCAATGCGTTGCGCTGCTTTCTGGCCTTGGCTGCCAGATCCTCAGCGGTAGGTGGCGGTGGCTCATCCAGAGCGTCCTCCGGCGGAGTAACGCCGAGACCAGATATGGTGTGTTGCTGGCCGTCCTGGGTCCAGTACTTATGCCCCCGCCAATCCTCCACCAGTGACCAGTCTTCCGCCTGTCTGTCGAAGACGGCCGCCTGGTGCTCGCCAGGCTCTGGCGGTGCGATGTCGGTGGTGTCCGCCGGCCGGATCCAGTTCTGGCTATCTTCCGGATCACGGCGAGCGGTGTCGTGCCCGAGGAACTCGCCGGTAATCGGGTGGTAGGCGTAGATCTTCATGAAAGGCTCCGGTAGCGGATGAACGCGGGGAATGCCGCGTTAATGGCGCGGGTTTCGTCAGCGGTTCGGGCCACACGGCTGGCGTCGAAGGTGAAGCTGTAGGGGTGACCGTCGTTACCGCTGACGAAGTCTTCATCGAAGTCAGAGCTCACGGTGTGCTCGAACGCCCCGGACGTTGTGACGGTGGCAGCCATTAATCGTAGCGCGTTCATGCTGCCCACGATGTTCTGGAGGGCGTCTTCCTGCATGGTGCCTGCTTGGCGCCCGGCGTCCCAGGTGCCACCGCCTAGAAAGCGCCAGAACAGGCCGCGCAGATCGGGGCCTCGGAAGGTGGTAGAGCCATCACCGTCTGAAAACGACGGCCGGTCAGCCATGTTGGACTGCCAGTCCGCTTCCGGGACCACGCGACCGAACTCTTGAGCAAAGTCCCACAGTTCAGCATAAGTTGTTCTGTTGAACTCCGGCCCGTCGGGATAAAAGAAGTCCGGAGGCGCGGCAGCGGCCCCAGAGGCCACGATAATCTTCAATTCGCCTACGTGGCCAGATGCTCTATTCACCAGCTTGATAACTGACTTAGCCACCTGATCAAAAAGCGCTTGATCAGGCTCAATGTCAGCCGCAAGCAGCAAATTGAGAAGTTCCCTCTGGATCATATTCGGAAACTTGGCACGTAGAACGGTCGGCGCCAGCGGTGGGCTGGCGAGGGGGTCACCGTCAGTGAACTCTCCTCCCGATGTAGCTGTTGGATCCAGATACTTGTACATTCAGTCCACCAAAGCCATAAGGAATATCATTCAAGGAACAGTCTTCAGATCAGTTGTTATTACAGCCCTATTGATCGAAGCCTGTCCGTGCTTAGCTCGACAACTCGATGGTACAAAATGCCATCCTTCGGAAAATGTAGGCCGTCCGAGTAATCCTGAAGGTTTACAGAGTTAATACCGCAATTATCTGCTACGTTGATAACTGGCATTCCCAGGTACTCCGCAACGTCCAACTGCTCGTTTACGCATTGGTTCGTGGTGTTTTGGGCGCCAAGCCCCAAATTTCTATTATGGTGCGTCACCATAACCGCCTGGAACGTCTGGCCCTGGGCGCTCTTATAATCATAGATCTTTTTCCACAGATACTTGACCGCTCCCGTGAAGGTGGAGCGGTCATAGCCGGAATCTTGGGATAAGACACCCAGGTTTTCGCGATCGTTAATCCCATAATCGAATACGAAAAGGTCTGCGTCGTAATGCGGCGCCAACCTGTTTACGTAGTTGCGCGCCACCAGATCATCAAGCATAGACTGATCCAGAACAACCCCACTACCGGGTTGCAGGGTGGAGTAATCATCCGGATCGACTTCTTCCCCGAGGTTGGCGCCCGCCCACGATTGCACGTCCGCGGCCTCCAACGTAAACAGGTACGGCATAAGGCCTTGCGACCACATTGACCCATCAGGGCGGAAAGCAACGATGTTCCCACCACCCAACGCGATATTCTCCATTTTGGCGTCCAGTCTATCGCCGATCTCTTGCGGGTAAGCCGCCCCTGCTGGGATGCTTGTGCCCATCCACACGATTTTCTTACCCTGCCAGGGGTTCTTGTGCTTTACCCGTTCCGGGATCACAAATTTATCGTAAGGGACATAGGCTTCCGGGAACTCTGACTCCAAGCAAAACATGTAGGAGTCAATAACAGCCATGCGCGCACTATTTACGAAATAGGCTGCATCCGCGTGAGTGGTCACCACTTTGTCCTGGTTCGTGCTGTAGACAAGCACATTACGATTTGAATCTAGCTGCACCCAGGACAAGGTCTCGGAGAACCTGTAGGTCTCGCCGCCGCCAACGGCAACTTCATGGACAAAAGATGTGGAATTTTCATCCAGGAGAATCAGGCCGTCTCTAACGGTCACGCCCCCGACTGCGTAACTGCGGAGGGCTCCGCGCCATGCAAAGGTCTTATCAAAAAGATTGGGTGATCGTCTTTCCAGAAAATCGAGGTGGCGACCACCCACGCGAATATCCGGGTCCAGGTGGCCGTTAGCCGCCATATTGGCCAGGGTTGTCTCTCTCGGAACTTTCAGGTTCGGAATGGCCACTTGTTTATTGGACGGAGACGGCGAGAACTGCGGCATCGTCGCCTCGGAAAGCGTCTTGGCTTCATCTGCTGTGGAGCTAGAATTAACGCGAATGAAGGCAGCGTTAGACGGCGACGTGGCAACCTCTGCCGCCGCCGAATAGCTGATAAAATACTGGTCTGAATCGTACCAAGCGAACGCGCCCAGCTCATGCATGACATAACTTGTGCTAGGCTTAACCGGGATGAATGGGGAAACCTCGTAAGGGGCGTACGTACCAAGAGCGCCGGTACTCACAACGTATTTGCCAGGTGTAGCGGCACTCTGATCATAGAGGTTTGTATTATAGAGCGAGTCGGCAAATGTGGTGTGGCGCTCCGCCACAAAACCTGTGGGCATGTCATCCACGTTGAGAACAGATTGCTCTGAGAACGTGTCGGGCTCGGGGGGGTAGTTGGCCGCGTAGAGTCCGATATTAGGGAACGAACTTGTCGTAGAGTAAACGCGGAGATAGGCGGCATCTACATGCACGGGGCCGTTATTGTCCTGCCACTGACCCAGATAATCTTTATTTGCGTCCCATTGCCCCCAGGAAGTCCCACCGGAACGGTTATAAACTTCCCCGCCAATCACTGGGAGATAATCCGAAACGACGTAGCCTGCCGCAGAGGCTTCAGCCCCCGAAGAGTTACTAAAAATCGTATCCTCTTTGCTCCCTGATACAGTGAACTGGTTTCGTGAGGACCGAACTTTAGGGAAGTAGGTGTCTATAACGCCTGCGCTTATTGTACGTCCTAGCTCGAAAGCCGCAGGCCCGGGGTCGTGGCGATATACGATGTAGATTTCGTTAGGCTCGGGGGATGGGACGTTGAAATAATTGCCTTCGACCGTGCCAGCCAGACCGGCGTCGGTGTCCCCGAAGACCCCAGCGGCGCCTTCCGCAAAACTAGTCAGCTGGTCATTGGTGTAGGTTTTGGAGCTTTCTAACGCGGCCAAACCCTCCTTCAAAGCCACTTTTCCAGCATAGTCCTGTACATAGGCGCGGCTCGCATTCACGGCCAGCGGGTCCACGGTAACCTGCACAACGTCGCCGTTCTGCACCGTGGCGGTGAGCGTGGCGTTAAAATTGAACTGGCCGGTTTCGCCGCCCGCAGGCTTTTCCTGGGCAGGGACGCTGCACACCAGGACCATGTCTCCGTCCTCGTCCCAGACTGCCGCCTCGCGGACGACGTACCCGCCGTCGCTGGCCGGGACCGTAAAGTTGACAGACACCTGGTTACCTGTCCGGCTTATTTCATTAACGGCAAACCGGGCGCTCGTTTCGTTTACAAGGCCGGCATCAGATGACTGCGGCGTTGTTGCTGATCCGCCTCCGTCACCCACCGCGCCCTCGACGATACTGATAGTTTCGCCGCCGGTAATTGCGGCGGCGATCTTGGCCTGCCCGATGTCAGTGACTAAACAAATAAATGCCATTAGTCGGTTACCTCTATAATGTTCTCAGTAGCAGCACCGCCACCCGTTCCGGCTACGGCGGTGCCTGTGAACTCGATCGTTTCGGTGTTGAACTCGAAAAGTGCGACGGTGTGCGCTGGCTTATGCCTGTTAATGATGCATTTGATCGCGGCCTGCAGAGCCTCATCGGGGTAGTTGATCGTCCGCAACGTCCAAACGTGTCTCCATTCGCTGCCGCCGATGGGATCACCCATCCGGTTCACCCCCACTTCGAATGGGCTTTTAGGATCGATAGCGGCCCTGATCCCCAGCTTGGCGACGAGCCCTATCAAATACTCAGGTGACTGCCCGCCGGTGGCCGCGATGCGTGACCGGATCACTGCCAGCCGATCGGCGGGATCGGCGGGGATGGCCATGCAGTCGTCGGGCAGGCCGAGCACGTGCTCCCACTCGGCCAGCAGCTCCACGGCCCCGTCGCTGAGGGTGATCTCCGTCTCCAGCTGCTTGGTGCGGCCGTCGATGCGAGCGAACTCGGCGGCGATGCCGTCGAGCAGGGCCACCCAGGCGCTG